CTAGATAGGAATAAGACAATTACTGGTTCTCTTTCTATTGACAAAAGTGATGAAGATATTATTAATGCTTTTCTTAAAGAACTGAAGTAATATATAATATAATTAAATATAGGATAATAGCCAGGGAGAAATTCCTGGCTTATTAGAGTGCGTGAACGGTCGCTTTATCGAATTACGGTGGTATGTAGGTACTGGTCCCGCGCCTGGCACCTTTCATGATTTTCATGATTTTTATTAACTTTCATTAACACTTATTTATTTTTAATAATATATAATATATAACAATATATAATAATACATAATATAATAATATATTACAAAAACCTTCCCTTCCCCTTTCTTCTTATCTTATACATCCTATCCCTTGTTAAAAAATTTTTCATTCTTCACATATTTTTTAGTAATTTTGTACAAATTTTCAACTATTATTGTCCTAATCATCCTCTTCCCACCAATCCTTCAACCATCTTATCCAACACCTAATAATAATCCATAATAAATTAATCCCCCATACAACTCCCGCAATCCAAAAGACAAACACCAAAAAGCTACTCCATCCCGCAACACAACAACTCATCCCTTCCATCTTCTCCACCAATCAATAATTATATAAACAACCAATAGAACACAAATCACATAAAACAACACAACCCATCCCAACACTCTTATAACCGCATCAATAATCATACTCCTTATACTCCTTCATCTCTCCAATAGAATCAATAACATCAAACTCTTTCTTTAAATCTTCAATACTTTCATATCTCACATAAATGCGGTTGCCTACATAACTAGTCAAATATAACAATATATCATTTTCCTCAATTATTATATTATCAATAGCATAAGGTAAATTATCGCGGGTATTCAATTTATTATTAATACTCTTTGCTTGTAAAAATTGCATGATTTTTCCTTTCAAATTTTAAAATGAATTTTCAAAATTTTCATTTGAATTTTCTATGGTTACCTTTTGATGCGGTTATCTACCCTTCCTTATTTTTATCCAACCCCATTTTTTCAAATCATTTGTTTAAAATATGCGGGAATTTAATTACTTTTCCCCATCTCCCCCATACACCTGTTCCTTATTTTTAATTACAATTATTTTATTGGCGATTTTCGTTCCATTTTTCATTTCGATTTTCGCCTTGCCCTCTTTCCCCCACATATCGCAAAATCCGTCCGTTTGGTTGGGCGAAGCCCAACCAAATCAACTCTATCTTTATATTTTTCATATGAAAAATATCTAAAATTGTCTAAATTTATTAAATTTTAGATGAACTCTTAACGATTATATATATTATATAATCGTTAAGAGTTTAATTAAAAATTGGCATATTTAGACAATTCTGATAAAAATGCTTAGATTATTTTAATCATTCCACCAAGCAGTTAAATCAACATTACTTCCTTTACAATAACAATAACTACCCGCTCTAGTAATTTTAAAAATATCACTTTCTTGTAATAATTGTATTGCATCTCTTATTTGATAATTAGATAAATCAGTTAATTTTTCAATATCATTATTTGTAAAAGGTTGATGCTAAAAACAAATTTGAACAGCTAACCAAACTTTTATTAATTGAGGAACTTTATCAGTAGTTTTATTATGTTTTCTTACAATTTCGCGGCATTGTTTAACCATTTTAGAACCAAGTTTCATTTCTTCTTCAATTTTTTCTCTAATATAAACAATTATATGTTTACCATCCTCATGAAAAGCAATATATTCTTTATTCATTAAACTTAAAAATGCTTCATCTAATGCTTCTAAATTCTTTTTATTTTTCTTAATACTTATATATTTAAGAAATTCCTCTCTAGTACCTCTAAAAACACCCCAAGGCGTCATAACAATTCCAAGAAAGACGGTAAACTAAAAATTTTCAAATTTCAAAATTTTTTTACTAATTTTCACTTTCCTCTCTTCCCCTTCATCATAAATAGTATTGGCTCTTCCATCAGTTATCTAATAAAAAAGATTCCCATTTTCATCTTTTCCTCTAGTTAAAATAATATTATATTTCTTTTTAATAGTTGCGGCAGTTCTATTAAAATTACTTATAATACTACTTTTAGAATAACCAAATCTTCCACTTATATCTTCAACAGTCATATAATTTTTATTTTGTTGCATTTGCAACAACTCCTTTCAAATAATATAAAAACTATTTAAAAGAAATTATTCATTCTTGCCCAGTAGGTAAAATTTTAAATATTTACCCAACAAACATATAATTTTGCCCAAAAATTTTACCCTTCAATGATGCGGGGACCACAGGTGTAAAGCTCCCTTTAACGAATCCCGCCGCCTTTAAAATCAAGAATTACATCAGACGAAAACTTTTCATTCTTAATATTCCCAATCTTATCCATTGCCTCTTGAAGATAAGAAATACATTTTTTCAAATCTTCTAACGCTCTTTCGCAATCTTCAATAGAAGAAAGCCAAATTTTATCAGGTAATATTATTGCGGTGACACCTTCAGGCAAAGCAGATATAATACCATCAAAACATTGTTGCAGTGTATTTACATCATATAAAGGAACTCCATACTAATCAGTTTTAGTATAAAATACTAATAAATTACCCTTCTCGCAATTCATTTGCTATATTCGCTCTATGAGCTTTTCTTCATTAATCATTATAAACTTCATCCTCAGAATTATCAAATTCTATAATATCACCATTATTTAATGTTTCATCATTATATACATAATCCTCTATAACACCAGCTTTTCGCCGTAAACCGCGTTCAAAGTTTTCTCTATTCATATCCCATTGCTTTTGAAACATTCTTTCCAAATCATCAACCGCCTTTTTACTTCCACTCTTTAAAGCCTTTTTATATCCAGGAAACCTCTTTATCATTTTTCGTCTTTCCGCCCTATTCATTAATCATCCTCCGTCATATGCGGGTATGTATTTCTAATCGCTTTTAAAATATCTTCATTAGACGATTCAGTAGAAACTTCATCTTCATTATCCTTCTTTAACATTTCTTCAATCTTTATCTCTTTCACTAAAACATTAAGTAAGGTCTAATCTAATTCTTTAATACTATTATTTAATATTAACATACATAAAAAAACAACAACGAAACCAATTCCAACTAATAAATAAAACATGCGGCGTCCCCGTTTAAGAATTCTCCTAGACGGGTCTTACCTCCTCTCCATTTTCTTCTTTAGTGACGTCACGAAGCTCGCTTTCCGCCACATTAATAATAATTATATTCTCTTTTTCATCTACTTCTCTTGATAAATCTTTTAAAATATATCCACCATTTCGCTTTTGATAAATAGTTGCACAAGTCCCATTATCATTAATCTTTACAACACCGCGCTTAGCACAAAACTAATCTTTGTTATAAGGGCATTGCCGCACATCACATGCTATCACTGTCATGTTTATTTTCCTCAATTAATTTTAAAGAATCTCTAATTTTTCTTTTGTCAATTAAAACACCCCAAGAAATAATTCCATCATCATCTTTAAACTCTGCCATACCAACAGCCGCATCAATCATATTAACCATCCATTTAGCAGATTTTTCTGTTCTATCTTTTGGAAAAATTACCCCAAATAAGTTTTTATCTAACATTTCCTTAGCATACTCTTCTGTAGCTGTATTATCCATATAACCGCTCCTTTTATATTTTATTTTCTATTAATATTATATCATAAAATTTTTGGTTTGTCCAATCTTCGCCTTCATACTCTCTTTCTTCTATTGATTTTTTAAATAAAATTTTATATAATAATAATATAAACAAAGGAGAAAATACTATGTGGACAATAGACAAGATTACTGCACTTTGCATTGATTATTGCGGGAAAGCAGGTGTAAAGTTCAATTCACCTGTATTTATTAACGGCAGATTGACTCGTACTCTTGGTAGATGTTTCTACGAAAAGAGAGGAACTGTTTGGAACCCCACAAAGATTGAGATTTCGCGGCAGCTTCTTGAAACCTCTACAGACGAGTCCATTGAAGCAGTAATCGCACATGAGTGCGCCCATTATGTAACTTGCGCGCTTACTCATGAAACTCATGGTCATGATTCTACATTCAAGTTCTATTGTGAAGTCATTGGAACCAATAACAATATGACTCATTATGACGACCTTGAGCGCACCAAAAGTAATGAGGAAATCTACAAGTATTCTCTCTATTGCTCTAAATGCGGCAAGTTTGTTGGCGGCAGATCCAGAGCCTGCAACATCACCAAGGCTCCACATAACTATTTCACAAAATGTTGCGAAGCTGAAGTAAAGGTTGTAAAAAACTGGTAATCAAATTGTCCCCAAAAATATATATTTTTAGGGACAAAAAATACAAAAAGGAGAAAAAATGACTGGAGATGAATTAATTGGTTTTATTGTTGCAAACCATTTAGAAGATTATGAATTTGTAAGATACGAGTATGGAGATACAAATGATATTTGTCCAGAAGTAGATGATGAAAATCATCGAGTGTTAATTTAATTTATTGATTTTTTATAAAATATATAATATAATATATTTAGAAAATAAAGAAGAGGTGATTTAACAATGTATAAGTCTTATAGAAGAAATAAGAAGCAGCATCGTATTAATGGAGATAAAAGAAATCGAATTGGACTTCATACTGGTATTTTCGCTTCTAATGGAGATGAGTTACTTACAGGAGATAAAATCTTTTTTAATAAGAACGTTTGTATTGTTCTTTATGGGGGCAGAGATCTTAATACGTTTGAAGCTTGTCCTGTTAAGTGGTGTTGGTTTGGAGAGAAAAATTTTATGGATTATCGTTGTTATAGCACTTCTTTTACTCTTCCAAGAGATAATGGTGCTAAAATGACTATTTTTAAAATTAATTAAAGGAGGAGCTTATTATGGATACTTATTATGCAGTAGTTGAAATGGCAGTAAAGCTTGTTGTTGACAATCTTGAAGCAAATCATATCATGAGTGATACCAACAGTATTCGTAATAGGGTTCTTAGTTGGTATACTCATTCTGATATTGTAGATGCAGAAATGCTTGCTGGATGCGCTCTCATGGGTAGAGACTGGTTTCCTGGCGCTACTTATCAGTACATGATTGACGCTAAGAAATGGTGGTTTCCGCAGGATCCTTATAATGAAATCTCTATTTGGGAGATTGAAGCTGCTCAGCATGATGCGATTTGGAGGTAAATAATGTCAATTAATGATGCTAAAACTAAAGAAAAAGCTTATGAAATCCCGCTGGTTGAAGAAAAAACTGAATGTAAAAAGCCACCACTGGGAGCCCCGCCTTATTGGATTGCTATTGATGCAAGAATCCGCGAAGTTGGTGGAGCAATTAGCCGTTATGACTCAACTACTCAGTCTATTAAAGATGTAAAAGCTTGGGCAGAAGAACTTCTTGCTTATTGCAGTGCGGTAGATACTATTGAACGAATTCAGAAGAAATACAAAGATGGATATGTTCCTTTTTAAAAATGAAAACATTAAAAGTTATTGTTAAAGATGAACCTTATATTGGAAGTACAGATGATAAATATGCACACTTAATTTCTTCAATAAGAAGAAATTATTGTCCTAATTGCAAGAAACAAATAATTGAAACAATGATTGATGGAAAAATTCAACCCATTAATTATTGCTACCATTGTGGACAAAAATTAAAATGGAACAATTAATTAACTCTTTGATATAAAGCTGCGGATTTGCAGCTTTATTTTTTTAAAAATTTTTTGTATAATATATATGTAAGATAAAGAAAGGAACGGCGATGAGTATGGAAAAAATCTTTGTGGCTGATTCTTATAAGGATATGCAGATTGTTTCTGAGCCTTTTGAAAATAATAAGGGGAAAAAGGTAATTAAAGTTCGGTGTAAATGCTCAAGATGTTCTGGTCTAGGCTTTATTGTTGCAAGAGTAGAAAATGGACAACCAATTCCAATTCCTGTTGATGGTGGCGTATGTTATAAATGCGGTGGAACCAAATACGAGGAAAAAGAGGTTCGCGCATACACTGAGAAAGAATACAATCGTATGCAGGCTGCAAATGAGCGTGCTCGCGCCAAGAGAGAAGCAGAAAAAGAAGCTAAGGCACGCGATCTTATTGAGAACGCCGCCAAGTATAAGCATGAAGTTGCTCTGAAACTTGGATTCGGTGAAGATGAGAAGATTTATCTTGTTTATGGCGATGATACTTATGCCATTAAAGATGAACTGAAGAATCTCGGTGCAAGATTCGATCCGACTCTGAAATGGTTTTTCTCTAAGGAGGTTGCACTGCCCGAAGGTTATAAGCTCTACGGGATGAGTTTTGATGAGCTTTACACCTACAATCCGCAGACTAAATGGGCAGAATTCAAAGAGGATGCTAAAGCCCTTGTTTCGCGGAAGATGGCAGAACTTAAGGGTCCGTCTACTTCTAAGTTTTATCCTGGAGTAGAAAAGGAGCGTATCCGCAACATTACCGCAAAAGTAAAAAGTATCCGCGGTTTTGAGGGTGTATATGGTTACACCGCCATCTACACTTTCACTTCTGAGGACTATGTATTTGTTTGGATGTCCTCTAAGTGTGATGTTGATTTTGCTGTTGGTGATACTATTGACCTTACTGGTACTATCAAGAAGTTTGATGAGTACGCTGGTGTCAAAAATACATATCTCACCAGATGCATTATTAAGCCTATTCAGTAATTTTTATCAACGGAAGATAAAAAATCTTCCGTTGATTTTTTTATAAAATTATAGTATAATAAAAATATAAAATATAAATAGGATATGGTGAGATATGACCTTTAATCATAATGCAGTAGATAAAATTTTAACAGCTATTTTCCCATTACCTGAAGAATTTGGATTAGATAATAATACAGAACCCATCAATTTTAAATTAATACAAAATCAAATAAAAACAGTTGATTCTTGCGCGTATATTAATTTTGGAGTATCAAAAATGGTTATTATATCTCCAAATTTTAATAATGTAGTTATAAAGATTCCTTTTAATGGAGAATTTGATGAACACGCAGAATGGTTTCCTTTTGAATGGGCAAATGGTTCCAATAGTTCTGATTATTGTCTTGCGGAATATGAAAAATATTGTCGATTAAAAACATATGGATTAGATTGTTTTGTAGCTAAAACTATTAAATATAAAACAATAGATAATGTAAGAATTTTTATTCAAGAAAAAGTTATTCCAGAAGAAGATACTTGTTTTTCAAATTTTACACCTTCTTTAAAATCTAAAAAACTAGCTCAAAAATGGCAAGAAGAAGGACAATCCATTTTTGATACACTTTGGTTTGCCAATTGTTTGGACAAATATGGACAATCAAAAGTACAGAGATTTTTATATTATTGTAACAATATAGATTTAGATATTTTAGAAGATACACATGAAGGTAATTATGGATACCGTGAAAATGGTACTCCAGTAATCTTAGATTATTCAAATTTTTCACATTAAAGGAGATTATTAAAAATGATTGAACGCGAAATGGCTTGCATCTATTATATGTACGAAGGCGGCTGTTCAAAAGGTAAAAAAGGAACATTTAGAGATGCTTGTCAGATTTGCAAAAAGTATAAACCTAGAACTGGAAGTGCGCCTGCCCGCGCCAATCTTAAAAAGAAAAAGATGGAAAAAATTAAAGAACGCGATATTAGGCAAATATTGCGTGATTATTAATTTTTATCTATCTTCTCTTGATTTTTTAAAAAATTTATTATATAATATTTTTAGAAAATAAGAAAGGAATAACATTTATGGGTAGAACTCCAATGTTTTTTGTAGAGCGATTTGATGAAAAGACTGGTAAATATGAACTTCAACATCCTGTTGTTTGGAACTATGATCATACAAAGCAAATTCATGCTGATTTATTTCCTTATAATGGTTGTCACGATCTTTTTTCTATTGTAGAAAAGAATGGTGATCCAGAAATGCATGGAATTCATCATGGATTGCCAAAAGATGTGTCAATAGAAATAAAAGCATCTTATGATGAACAGTGCGAAGATATTCGTATTCATGATAAAATGACCACTTTTTCTCCTACTGTTCGTTGGTTTACATATGCGGATATGTATATTTATTGTCTTGAAAATCCTAAAGTTTTAGATTATGAGGCAATGGATATGCAATCAGAAGGAGAAGAAAAAGAAGTTTTTATGCCTACTCCGATGGAAACGTTAAAAAAGCGGGTAGATGCTTTTCTTGAAGTTATGGACTGCTGGGATTGGCGTAATGATTATAGTTTAATTCGTATTGTTTATTGGATTTTTTAAGGAGGATATTATGATTCATTCTGCTTATTTTTGTATTCATATGAAAACATGGACAGGCTCATATTGTGAACCACCAGAATCCTGGTGTGAGTTAAATTCTGAATATGGTTGTGATGATTGTCCTGATCGTTATTCAAAAGAAGATTATGCATACGATATAGCAGATTTTGAATATGAAGATCATAAAGGTTCTTATTGATTTTTAATAAAAATTTTGTTATAATTTTTATATAAGATAAAGAAAGGATACAAAATATGGGAGAAGTATGGTACTATCAGTATAAAGCAGTTCTTTGGGATTCAGATAATTGTAAAGAAGAGATTGTAACTGGTATTGTTCCAGGAACGTCTTTTTCAGATGTAGTACAAAAATTAGAGAGTTTTTATGGTAATGATGAGATTCTTAATATTACTACATTAAAGGCAGTTTTTGAAGGTGAAGTTTTTGAATTTGAATACGCAAATAAAGATGCCACTGATTTTGATTATGTAATTACAGAAAAGGAGTAATATGATTACTTTTCCTGAATTATGTTTTTATGCGGAAGCTGAGGGATTACTTCCTACCCGCGCTGGTAAAATCAATGCAGTAATTAATGATATTAAGAAATATCCCAGCCCCACTATCGGTTTTAAAGAGTTTGAATTGATTCTTAAAAGATATGGACTTAGTTATGAAAAATTAACTGATCGAGAAATTCGTTATATTAATGCTAGTATTCGTTAAAGATGGCGACAAACAGACCGCCGCTTGAAATTTTAAAAAATTTTTAGTATAATATTTATGTAAGATAAAGAAAACAAAAACAAAAACACAAATCAAAAGGAGATTATACACTATGGATAACACTATGAAGAAAACTAAGGCTATGTATTTTGCGGAGCTTCGTGAGATGGTAATGGCGGCTGTTGAGGATGAGGCTCAGCAGGCAGAACTTGTTGAGTTTATTGACAAGCAGGTTGAGACTCTTGATAAGCGGAAGGCTGCAGCTGCTGATCGTGCGGCTAAGAAGAGAGCTGAGTCTGATGCTCTTACCGATGAGATTTTTGGCATCATTGGTAATGAGCCGATGACGGTTGATGAGATTGTTCTTGCTCTTGATAGCGAGGATGTTACTCGCAATAAGGTTACCGCTCGTCTTGGCAAGCTTGTGAAGGCTGGTTCTATTGTCAAGGAGACCGTTAAGGTCGAGGGTAACAAGAGAATGGCTTATCGTATTGCCGATGGTGCTGAGGAAGAGTAATTTATAAAACTCAGTTAATATATAAGGGGAGATAATATCTCCCCTTATTTGCATAGGAGAAGATATATGTTTTGTTTAAATTATTATCCATCTCAAAAGTATATTTAGGAAGCGGATGAATTAAAAATTAAATATCGCCGCGCTGACCGCACCTTACCAGATTTTTTGGAAAAATATAAAGATAAATCTATTATCATTGACGTATCTGATTCTTTTGAAGATATTGATGCACAGCTTTTAAGAGGATTATATAAAGAATATGGTAATATAAAAGTCATTTTTGATTTTTATAAGAATGATTATTTATCAAGAGCAAAGAAAAATGAAATTCCTTTCTTCTTTGTAAATCCAATTACCACAATAGATCAGTTGCATGGATTTTTAAATTATCATCCTACTGATATGTATATTTGTGAGGAATTAGGATTTTCATTAGAAAAAATTGGCAAATTATTACATGATAATAACGTCAGAGTGCGGGTATATCCTAATATTTGTCAGTCGAGTTTTCCAGAAACTCCTAGTATAAAAACATTTTTTATTAGACCAGAAGATATTTCAGCTTATTCTGCTTTTGTTGATGTTTTTGAATTAATTTCAGATGAGAGTAGACAACAAACATTATTTAAAATTTATAAACAAGAGAAATGGTTTGGTAAGATAAAAGATTTAATCCCTACTTTTAAGGGGGAGTTAGATAGTAAATATATCCTTAGTTCTTTTGGTGTAATTAGAAGTAAATGCGGCAAGCGGTGTATGTATCAACCTGACCGCTGCTCTATATGCGACAGATTTCTAGAACTTGCTGACACTCTAAAAGAGAATAATATCATAGTACGAAAAGAAAAGATTAATAATTGATTTTTTAAAAATTTTTTGATATAATATATACATAAGATAAAGAAAGAGGTAAAATATGGCGGCAAAGGGAAGTATTCTGAAACAAGAGATTGCAAGTAAAATTCTGGCGGCGTTTCCTGGAAGTTTTTTATATAATGATGGTAAGGAAATCCGTATTAACGGGACTGAGAATGGAGAGAAGCTGCAGATTAAGTTGACCCTCACAGCAGCTAAGGTTGCAGTTGAAGGTGGAAGTGATACTGCATTGCCTGGGGAGGCGGCGACCGCAGATGTAAAGCCAAATGTAACTAATGAAACAATTCCTCAGGAACCAAGTGAAGAAGAGAAAGAAAGGCTTGCTACACTATTGAATAAGCTAGGTCTATAAGGAGCTAATATGGGAGCAGGAGTACATCTTTATCAAATGACATCATGGGAATCTGGTAAAAAGTGGTATGTAAATGATGTTAAGAATTTAAGTGGGCGTTCTGCAAAATGGTATACTCCTATGCGAATTCTTAATCTTTCTATTGAAGAGTATATTCATCTTTTAATAGACACTTTTCATGCTGAAGGATTGCATTATTATGCTCCTACTGATTATTTAGCATTTCATTTTACAAAAGAAAAAGATGCAAAGGCATTTTGTTCTTATGTTAATAAAAAGGCGCGAATGATTAATTATTGTTGTGCTTAATTTTTGGACAAGGTTTTTAAAACTATTTAAGTTAATTTTAATTAAAGGTAGCCTTCTGAAGGACTTATTGATTTTTAATAAAAATTTTGATATAATATATTTATAAGAAATAAGAAATTCTTTCAGAAGTTAAAGTTGCTTTTGCGGGAGTTGAGCCAAGCGCCGATTCCCGCAGAAAGAACAACTGCTTGAAGTTTTTAAAAATTTTTGATATAATATTTATATAAGTTAATAAAGACAGTATAACAGCAAAATACAAATTTAAAAGCAGACTTGGGATAATTTTGTCAAATATTGGAGATTGACGCAAATTGTTGGCTAAAGGACTAAATTTTATGGTTGTTCTAATTTTATAGGTCGCCCTCTGTTGTCTGGGAAATGCAGAAAAGGAACTTACTGTCTTGTATATTTTTATAAGGAGAAAAATGAATAAGTAGACTTATCTTAGTGGTAAAAAGAAGTATGATGATTTTTGTTAGGATTTAATTTCAAAAACATTAACAGAGATCTAGAAACAATTTGATAATGATGATTTAGAATCATATTGTATTGATACTATAGAAGAAAAATTTGAAGATATGCTATTACATGCTCTAAATTTTGTTTCTGAAATTTATGGTATTAATACAGATTTAGTAGAAATTTCTGAAGAAGCAATTTTAGGATTAACTTTTTCAGGAGATGGAAAAACTTTTAAAGAAAGAGTTTCTGAACATTATACTGAATATTTAAATAATCAAAATCAAGATATGTTTTTAAACGCGGTTAATAAAATTCTGAAAACAGAATCTAGATTTATTTTTAATCGCACTTTATCACAAGAAGTAACTCCTCATGCCATAGAATATGAAATTATAGGAGATAATGCATGTGGAGAATGTGCAGACCATCTTGGTGGTGGCAGAATAAGTTTAGCTTTATTAACAGATATTCCTCCTTATCATCCAAATTGTGAATGTAATATTGTTTATTATTTGCCAGAATCTACTGCTGAATAATAAAAAAGGGTGAGTAGCCTAGTGGATAGGCAGTTGCCTGTTAAGCAACCCCAGGTAGGTTCAATTCCTACTTCACCCGTTTCATGGTTGGAAATTATCCATTTGTCACAAAATTTCCTAAATTCTGAGAATGGAATCGCTTGTGTATGGTTGGAAAAGGTTAAGAATCGTACTGCTTGTAAGTTAAGGAACTTACCCGTCAATCAGCGGCAGAGTGATTAGGGGCTGCGGGAGTCCTTCAGCGTGAAAAGGGTGACGCCATCCGTAGTTATACGCCTCTGTAGCCGAACTGGCATAGGCAGCTGCCTTAGGAGCAGAAATTTGGGGGTTCGAATCCCTCCAGAGGTACTTTGGCTTTGTGGTGTAGTTGGTTAACACGCTTGACTGTCTATCAAGAGAGCATGGGTTCGAGTCCCATCTAAGTCGCTTCCACGGACGCGTGGGGAGAAGCTAGTTATCTCTTTCGAATAAAAGACTAAAACGTAAAGTCTTTTAAAGAAAACAGCTAGTAAATTGACGTCAAAAGAGGTGGAAATCCTCAACCTTTCTATGGATGAAGAGGAAGTCGCCCAGTAGGGGAGATGTAGGTGCAAATCCTGCTAGAAAGGACTTAAGGAGTTTACTCCTTATATCAGCAATTAACACGCCTCTTAACAATGCGTACCAAGTTAATTCAATGTATAATATAGTAATGGTGACTGAATTAAATAGTGTACATAAACATTCAGAGAGTCCACTGCACTGGAGCGGTCGGGAGGGAGAGACCATACCAGACTACCTCGAAGGGAGTCATGACCTTTCTAATTCAGGCTATAGAATAATGAAGAGGAAGCCTAAAAAATGGACAAAACTATATTATACAACTATTCCTCCAGTTTGGCGGAGTTCATCGCGGAGGTAAACCTAAACCGCCAACAATCTCGCTTAACTCAGCTGGGAGAGTGCGACTTTTACACGGTCGAAGGCGTTGGTTCGAGTCCAACAGTGAGAATTATACTGGAGTGATGGAATCGGCATACATACTAAGCTCAAAACTTAGGTTTTGCGAGTTCAAATCTCGCCTTCAGTATTATCAATAGAAGAATGAGTGAAAGCCTAGCGACAGGGGAGGAAGCGATTTAATGTTCTCATTGGCGTTAAAGCCTTTAAATTGGTATATATCGTAACCAACTTCGCGGAAAGTAATTCTTTTATTGATATTTTTAAAAATTTATATTATAATATAAATATAAAGTTTTTTAATCTGTAGCCAAGTATTAAAAGGCGAAAAGACAATGTTAGTCTCGGGAAAAGGACACTAAGGAGAGACACCTTGATTTTCAGCGATGAGCTGCGAACATTCGTTGCAACCTGGAAGAGAATGCGTGTGATTGCGGTGAATATTTTCACCTACTGCACACCAGATTAAAAAATTATTTGAAAAAATAAAAAATTTATAGTATAATATTTATACAAAGTTAAGAAAGGAAAAAATGCACGGTGGTGGTATTGAACTTTTTTAACAATGTATAATTCTGCAAGACACATACAGCAAAAACACATTGTAGGTTTAGCCAAATGGAAAAGGCATATTTAATTTATTAATATTATTATTGGTTCGAATCCAATAACCCACTCATATGTAAGTGTCTTGATTTTTGGTCCCATCGACAAGCGGTCTAAGTCGTCGCTCTTTCACGGCGGAATCACTGGTTCAAATCCAGTTGGGATCATTTTGGTTTCTTCGACTAATTGGTAAGTCAATAGCCTATCACAGCTAATTTTGTGAGTTCGAATCTCTCAGAAACCAATTGCGAGATGGTAGCAGTCTGGTAGCTCGTCAGTCTCATATTTAACAATTAAACTAATTTCATAATAGAGAAAAATGGAAAAACAACAAACTTCTAATGATTATGGCATTTCTCAAGAATTGTTAGTAATGTCTGAATTAGTAAATTATGGAGTAGTATCAATTCCTTATGGGAATTCTGCAAGATATGATTGTATTTTAGATATTGACGGGAAATACTTTCGTATTCAAATTAAATCATTGAATATGATAGATGAAGATATAATAGTAATTCCTATGTCTAATAGTCGGTTAGCGGGAGGTAGTGGTTCTGTTCTTAAAGAATATACTTCAGATGAAGTAGAATTTATTGCAATTTGGTTTAATAATAAGATATATTTATTTAATCCAGATTTAGCAAGAAAGACATTTACTGTAAGAATTAAAAAGCCTACTCAACCTAATCAACATTGGATAGAAGATTTTGAAATCTCAAAAGTGCTCAATATCCAAATAAAATCTTGGGTATCATTGAAAAAAGAAACTAGAAAACTCAATAATCCCAGTGGCGAAAAACAAAAGTATCTGTGTATTGATTGTGGTGTCCCAGTTTGGAATCCTAATAGTAGATGTGTTTCTTGTGCTAGAAAAATACGAGCAGCAGGAAGTAATAAACCATCAAGAGAAGTCCTAAAGAATGAAATTAAAGATACACCTTTTACTACAATAGGTAAAAAATATGGTGTAACAGATAATGCAGTAAGAAAATGGTGTGTGTCTTATGAATTACCAAGTAAATCTTCTGAAATTAAAGAAATAGTAAAGAGAGGAGAATGGGATTTAGTTTAATTTACTAATATGAAACTGAAGGTCGGAGGTTCAAATCCTCCTCTCGCCATTCGTGAGGCCCGGTAGTGGAGCGGTTTAACACAGCTGACTCTAAATCAGCGGAACCTGGGTTCGAATCCCAGTCGGGTCCCCTCGATAACCATATTATTACGCAAATATGGATTATCAAAAAGTTTTTTCTTTTGGTTCTTTAAAAACGCAAAAGTGACTGGAAGATTCAACATGTATTCTTCCCCCTGCTTGGGGTGAAAAGTGGTTATTTGGTGATTCCTGCCAGAAAACGAATCACTGCCCTCCGATGCGTAAAAAGGATAAAGGGTGCGAGTATTTATCTGGTATAGTGATTCGGCACTATACAAAATTTTGGAACCTTAGTTCAGATGGTTAGAGCGCGCGCCTCATAAGCGCAGGATCCTTGGTTCGAATCCAAGAGGTTCCATTTATTCAATGATGGCTGTAAGTTTGGAGTATATATTTTTATTTATTAAAGAAAGCTTTGTAACCCCCAATCAATGAAAAAGAATAGTCAGCGTAGAATGGCTCTGATACTGAGCGATTATAATTAGATGGGTTCTTCGTTACGCGAGATGTCTTTCCCAGTGGATTTGATTAGAAAATAATAAATTTGGATTATAAAAGTGAGTATTATATAAATAAAAATATAAAGTAGCCAATAAGTGAACATGCTTGGAAAAATCCGATATAGTTCTATCATTGAATTTTATTTTGCTCTTCTGGCGCAATTGCCTTCATAGTTCAAACGGATAGAACTCTAGATTTGTAATCTAGTAATCTCAGATCGTACCTGAGTGAAGGCTTTTATTTAAAAAAAATTTTGAACTTTTAAGGTCGAAGTTTGAAAATTTTAAATGTCAAATTTTCAAGAATAATAGAAAAAACTTGAAAAGGAGATAGAATATGTAGAAATGTTTAATTTGTGGTAAGATTTTAACTAAAAGACAAGCAAAATTTTGTTCTCAAGAACATTCCAACCAATATCGAAAAGAAGAAAAAATTAATAATTGGTTAAATGGTTTAGATTAGGGTTGGTCTGGAACTAATACAAAAAAATTTATTAGAACATATTTAATAGAAAAAAATAATTATAAATGTGAATTATGTGGTTGGGGATAGATAAACCCTTATAGTGGTCTTCTGCCTCTGTAGTTACATCATATAGACGGAAATTATAAAAACAATAAAATAGAAAATCTTCAAATTTTATGTCCTAATTGTCATAGTTTAACAGATAATTATAAAAATATGAATAAAGACAGTGTAAGAGAAAGAAATAAATACACAGGACGTAAAATTATAAAAAATTATTGTATTGATTGTGGAAAAGAAATAAAGGCAGAATCTACTAGATGTAAAAATTGTGAATTAAAGCATAGGGCAATTCCTTTAGAGAATATGTTAGTTACACGAGAAGAATTAAAAAAATTAATTAGAACTACACCTTTTACTCAAATAGGGAAAAAATATAATGTAACTGACAATGCTATTAGAAAATGGTGTGATAAATTTAATTTACCTCGTAAAGTAAAAGATATTCAAACTTATTCTGATGAAGAATGGGAATTAATATAAGCTTTTAAGATGCATACAGCAATCTAATAATGGGTAAAACAAAAAATCTGTAAAATTTTTAGTGAGAAAGTTCAAATCTTTCGCTGCATCTTGTATATGGGCAGGTGGCGAAAAAGGCATACGCATGGGTCTTAAAAACCCAGGGAGAAATCCGTGGGGGTTCGATTCCCCTCCCGCCCACTTATTGATACGATAGAAATATCGTATCAAATTTTTTTTGTAAAAAGGAGAATTTAAAAATGAAAAATAAGTTTGTTTAGACATGCCTCATTGCTTCTGCGATTTCAGCTATGATGCTTTCAACAGCGTTTGCCGCAAATCATTGGAGTAATGAGGACGGAACTTGGAAGTATTTAGACAAAGATAATACAGTAATTACTAATAGTTGGGCAAAATCTGGTGAGGACTGGTATTATGTAGACGATCAAGGTAATTTACTCAAAAATATTATTCTTGAGGATAATGATAATTATTATTACTTTGATTCTAATGGTACAATGGTTCGTAATACTTGGATTGACTATGAAGATAATTGGTATTACTTTAAAGAAGATGGAAAAGCATATGTGACAAAGAAGGATGAACTTACTTCATCAAATTTAAAAACTATTAATGGTCAAAAATATGCATTTGATTCCGAAGGAAAAATGCTTTATGGATGGATTGATGCCTCTAGCTTAACTTCTATTGATGAAGATGATACAGATGGATGGAAAACTGCAATGTATTATGCTGGAGATAAAGATGATGGTGCTATCACTATTGGTTGGCGTCAAATTGAAGTAGAAGATGATGATGAACTTAAAGATTATTGGTTCTATTTTAAACCAACAGGTAAGAAGTCTTTAGATGAAAAGAAAACCATTAATGGTGCTACCTATCGTTTCAACACAGAAGATGGTCATATGCTAAGTGAATGGGCGGCAACCGCAACCTCTTCAATTGCATCAGCTAGTAATATGACTTACATGAATCCAGATGGAACAATGATTAAGAAACATTGGTTCTGGGCAATTCCTGATGAAGATTACATTCAAGAGGATTATGATAATGATGAGTACTCTTGGTGGTATGCTGATAATAGTGGTAAGATAGTCAAAAGTACCATTAAAAAGATTAATACTAGCAACTATTGTTTCGATACTATGGGTCGCATGCTTTATGGTCTTGTAACCCTTGAAGATAATGAATATACTAATAAATTTGGCGATACAGAATATATTGATATGTCTGGTGACCAAATTAAAGAATTGGATTTTGAAAAGTTATATTATTTTTCAACAGAAGAAGATGGTTCTCGCAAGACTGGCACAGTAAAAATTGAACTGGCGGATGACACATATGAGTTTTACTTCAAGAATAATGGCGAAGCTGAAAATGGTTATGTTTCTAAAATTAAAAAATTTGTAAAAAATGGTATTATTCTTGAAGCCGATTCAGATGAAGGTAAATTTGCGGGTATAGATGCTGAATATGATGGCGGATATAAATTAAATAGTGGAACTGTTTCATATGGTAATGATATTGCTGAAGGTCAGATTTTAGTTACCACAAATGGCACTATTGCAAAAAACAAGAATAATGTAAACGATGGCAATGATATTTATATCTTTACTGATAAAAATGGTGTTGTTCTTTATGTTGGAGATAAACTAAAATCTAAGAAAGATGGCTCCATAGAAGTTAAAGGTAAAACCTACGAAATTGATTAATAATATAAAAGGGGAAGATGAATAATCTTCCCTTTGATTTTTAATAAAAAATTTTATATAATATTATTATGCTTTTAAGGAGGTTTTATGAGAAAATTAATTTTTATGAGTCTATTGATGTGTTCTTTAATTGCTGTTGATTCCAATGCCGCAAAAAGACGTCATGTATTTTTAGACAGAGATAGCCGACCATATTATGTAGAATCAATTCCAGAAGAAATGCCAATAGAAGAAGGACCTCCTGAAGCTATTGATGGAACAATTAATGAGGTTTATGTAGATGCTTTAAAAGAACCAGAACCTACTTTAGAACCTATTGGTAAATATAAATTAACTTTTTATTGTCCTTGTCGGCGGTGTTCTGGTAAATGGGGATATAGGACATCTTCTGGTGCAACTTGTCAAGAAGGAATTACTGTTGCTTGTGCAATTTTACCTGCGGGAACCCGCATTTATATTGAGGGATATGGATATAGAACTGTTCAAGATACTGGTGGCGGCGTTTATGGAAAGCATATTGATGTTTTCATGGAAAGTCATAGTGAATGTTTACGTCATGGAATTAAATATGCAGAAATTTATTTAGTAAAATAAAACATAATTTGATTTTTAATAAAAAATATATTATAATATTTATATAAAATAAAAAAGAAAAGGAAAGAAAAATTATGGCAAAGTATAAGTTTATTCACAATGACAGAGAAACTATTTGTATTTCTTCTTATGCTAAGAAAACTGTAAAAGGAATTGCTAAAGCAAGTACCGAAGATGTTTATGACAAGGAAAAGGGTGAACTACTTGCTAAAGCAAGGTGTGATTATAAGGTTGCCCAGAAGAGAGTAAAAAATGCGGCAGCAAGGGTTATTGAGGCAGAAGAGATTCTAGATGCTGTAACTGATTATTATGAAAGAATGTGTAAGTATTATAATGATGCTATTACTGAAAGAACAGTAGCAAAAAATAGTCTTGAAAGTTTGCTTGAAACTCTATAAAAATCTGGTTGATTTTTAAAAAATTTTTTGTTATAATATATTTATAAAGCTAAAAATCATATTTTGAAAGAGAGGTAGTTATATGTTTACTGTTATTTATCTTGATGACCTTAACCGCAAGCATTTGACTGTTGTAAAAAATATGATGGAACTTAAATTTTTTAAAGATAGATTTTTAGTTATTGAATATCATGTAATTGAAAAGTAACACTTGTTGTTACGTAGGGACTTGGTGTTAGGGGGTAGCATGTTGGTCTCCAAAACCAAAGGGGCTGGTTCAAGTCCAGCAGTTCCTGTTAAGGCGCGGTATCGAAGTGGTCATAACGAGGCTGTCTTGAAAACAGCTTGCCTGAAAGGGTACGGGGGTTCAAATCCCTCCCGCGTCGCTATTAAATCAAACAGCTATTGATTTAATACGAGAATGAAAACCAGGAAAACCGCGAAGCATCTCGTTAATCACTGCGGCGGTACGCGTGGCGTCATAAGCCTAATTGGTAAGGCAAAAGGTTGCTAACCTTTGAGTAATCGAGTAATTGATGTACTGGTTCGAGTCCAGTTGACGTCGCTTAAAATAGATAATATAAAGATGTTTAAGTTGCTTATTATATAGAGGACAAAACACATGGACCCTAGTATTCGCCGAGACCGAGGCGGTGTCATAATTCAATATCGGTTAAAGGATACTTATGTAAGGTGGAAATCCTTGCCCGCATATTTATGGTGGTTATAGCTTAGTTGGTTTAAAGCACTAGATTGTGGATCTAGATACCGTGAGTTCAAATCTCACTAACTACCTTTTATCTCCATAGCTCAATAGGAGAGAGCATATGACTTCTAATCATAGGGTTGAAGGTTCAAGTCCTTTTGGAGATGTTTAATTGTCTTTATAGTTTAATGGAAAAAACAATAGTCTACGAAATTATAAATTTTGGTTCAATTCCAAATAAAGACAGTCTCGGAGAGTAAACCGTTAAGGCAGGCGGGTGAGTCTGTAAAACTCATGACTTTAGTCCCGAGTGGGTTCGATTCCCTCTTCTCCGACTTGGGTATTACTTCCCAAAGGAACACATGTGGAAAATTAAAGTAAGAACCTGTTATCTTCGGTGGTCTTGTTCAGTAAAAAGTAAACAGCCGCCAGGGGTTTGGGACTGCAAGGAGTGGTCATCTGTTTTGCAAACAGAAAATCAGATGGGTTCGATTCCCATAGACTCCATTTAAAATTTTATTTGATTTTCTAAAAATTTTTTGATATAATATATATGTAAGATAAAGAAAGGAGAGAAAAATGAAGATTTGGATAGATGATATTCGTCCTATTCCAGAAGGATATGATGTGTGGATTAAGAGAGTAGATGAAGCTATTGATTTTATCTCTATTCATAAAGATGAAATTTCTCTTCTTGATTTAGACCATGATGCTGGTGATTATTTTTGCTATGGTGGAGATTATATTAAAATTTTAGATTGGATGGAAGAGGAAGGTATCTCTATTCCCATTTCTATTCATAGTGGAAACCCATATGGTGTTCAAAGAATGTGGCAGATAATTAAGCACTGTGGATGGAAATATGTAGAGTCTCCTGATGAATATACACTTGATGTAATTTTATAAAAAGAGGGAAAAATGAAGTTATTATATAATGTTAATGATGTAAACAATTTTTGGGAATACATTGATAAATGTAAAGGACCAGTTCTTTTAATAAAAAATGATGGATCTGAAACATTAAATTTAAAATCAACTCTTAGCCGTTATATTGCAATTGGTGAATTGCTTAAAGAGCATGGCGATGAATATGAACTTTTTTGTGTAGAAAAAAATGATGAAATTTTAATGTTAAATTTTTTCGATTATTTACATTCAGAAAGAAGAAATAATAGTGCAAATTAATAATTACGTGTTTTGAAATCAGTTTAGCGATGTTAAACAATAAATTTGTCTCTTGTAGGCACAGACATTAAAAAAAACCTTCTGAACAACTAATGTTGAGGGCTGGAGCATACTGACAAGTTAAGTATGGGAAAGATTTTCTTCAGAAGAGCGGTGGTATCGTCTCAAATATTACTATATTGCATTTACGGGGTGTGGCTCAGTTGGTAGAGCGCTAGTTTTGGGAACTAGATGCCGCAGGTTCGAGTCCTGTCACTCCGACTAAAGACATATACAGCAAAACAATCAAAAAACTTTATAGTATAAGTTCGATTCTTATTTTGTGAGTATCACAAATAGCCAAATGGTAAGGCAAGAGTTTATTATTATGTCTTGTTAAGGAGATAATTATGTTTCATAATGTAGTAATTGGAAAACCGTTTGTAGAACCTTGGGAATTAATCTCTTCTTCAAAAGAAGAATTTGAAAAATTTGATAAAAGAGATACATTATTTACTAATGAAAGATTTCTTCCTGCAATTCTTGTAGAAGCTGGAATTGTTTCTTCCCGCGGAGAAGTTAGAAGAAATAAACCTGAATTATGTAAAACTTTAAATGAATTAGATTGTATTTGGGTAAAATGGGGTAAGAAAAAAATCTATATTATTGTAGGAGAATAATATGAGAGGTCTTGCTTACAAGCGTTTTCAGCGTGAAAAGCATATCAAAAGAAAAGAAAATATTCTTCGTATGTGGCGGAGAGATAATCCGCCGCATGAATACGATGATAAAGATACTATAGTTTTTAGAAGAGAATGTCCTAATTTTAAAAAAATAGATTCTTCAAAAGGAGATTGGTATCCTTTTCATATTAAAAATTACAGAGGACAGCTTAGTAAAGGAAAGATTCATTGCTCTTGTCCCATTTGTTCTGCAAAGACAAATAAAATTCCTCTTATTGGGACTAATAAAAGAATTGGTAAAAAGAATTACTGTATTAGTGATTTAAGAAAAGTATTACATATGAATTGGGATATTCACAACAGTGAAGAAATTTTGCGTCAATAACTCAGTTGGTAGAGTAGCCGGCTTTTAACCGGTAAGCCATGGGTTCAAGTCCCATTTGGCGCATTTTATGCATCTTAGGAGAACAAAATGCCAAAAATAAACTATAATAATATGCCTTATGAAAAACAATATAGCACAGAAGAGAAAACTCAAATAAGACATTTTTATGACCCACCAAAAGATTATGAAGAGAAGAATTGGAAAGGGTATTATATACAAGATTATTTTGGATTAAAAATAGAAAATTTAAAAGGCTAGATAGCTCAGTCGGTAGAGCGGCAGATTGAAGATCTGTAAGTCTTTGGTTCAATCCCAGATCTAGCCATGTGCAATATAAGAGTAGATTATTGCAAAAAAATAATTGTGAAAGGTAGGAATTTTACAATGAGAATTCTAAGTGACAAAACAAACAAGTATTATGCAACAGTTGAAGAATGCCTAGCCGCGGAAAAGGCATTTGATGAAGCTGAAGCAAAAAAGAAAGCAGAAGCGGAAAAGCTAAATGCAACCCGCAAAGAGCGTGCTAATGAAGTAGAAAAGGCATATAAAGAAAGTCTTGATGCTTATAAACATTATCGTGTTCTTCTTGATGCTTTTGTAAAGGATTTTGGAAGTTTTCATATGACAGTTCATACGGGAGATCTTAATCCTTTTGATTCATTTTCTCATCTATTCAATGATTTTTTTAAATTTTAAAAAATTAATTGATTTTTCTTAAAAATTTTGATATAATATATATATGAGAAATGAAAAGAGATTGAAACTTTATTGCTGAGTTAAGGAGATTTAAAATTGACTATTTTGAGTCTCTGCTTTAGAAGCAATAATAGTCATAAGATGCTTACAGCAAAATATAAGATAAATTTTTCTAATTTTAATTTATTGTAAATAAAATAGTGAAAAAATAAAAATTAAGCATCTTGTTTTATTGGGGTATAGCCAAGCGGTTTAAGGCGGCGGACTTTGACTCCGCAATTCGTTGGTTCGAATCCAACTACCTCAGCTTGCGTTATTGGTGTAATGGTAGCATCTCACCCCTCCACGGTGATGGTGTGAGTTCAAATCTCATATGACGCTCTATAGACACATGCAGCAATTTTAATTTAAAAGTTCAAGGAAATTTATAACCCAGAATAATTTAGTGTCTAGTCTAAAATAAAGAATATACACAGAAGTAACATACTTCACTCCCTTTCTTTTGATTTTGGACTAGGTATTATATAATTAATGCCTAGTCCTATATTATTTGGAGAAAAATAAATGAGCAGGTCTTATAAAAAATCTCCTTATTGTGGGGATAAAAAGGGAAAAGATAAAAAAAGAGTTGCTAATCATACTGTTAGAAATTATTTAAAAGATATAAATAAAGTATTATCAAAAGGCGGTTTTAAAAAGGTTTTCTGTTCTTATGATATATGTGATTATTGGTGGCTACAATCTTGGGAAGAATATTGGGAAGATTGTTTAAGAGGTTATAGAGAACATCCTGAGTGGTACAAACAGCCACCGAATAAAAAAGAAGAATATCGTTCTTGGTACAAGAGTTATAAGATGAAGTGATAAAAGGAGATAAAGAATATGAATACTTTTCTTAATCAGATGAAGAAAGATAATAATATTGGTTATACGGAAAATGGGGCTCTGACCCATAGAACAACTAACTCTAAGGTTCTAGATATGTTTGCGTTAGGCGGAGCATATAGAACTCGTTCTGATGCAGATGTAATTCTGCTTTTTAAGAACGCATTTGAAGAGGATGCTAATCTTGCAATGAAGTGCCTTTTCTACCTAAGGGACATTCGTGGAGGTGGACAGGGAGAGCGGCGTTTCTTCCGTGTGGCATTTAGATGGCTGGCGGACAACTACCCTGAGATTGCAAAGAAAAATATAGAAAATATTCCTGAATATGGAAGATACGATGATTTATATTGCTTAGTAGGAACGCCGATTGAAAAAGATATGTTTGCATTTATAAAAAAACAACTTGCATTAGATATTTTAACATTAACAGATGAGGAATAAATTATGAGAAAATATGAATTTGATTATGAATATTTCCATGAAATAAACTGCGCTTAGAAAGCCTATTGGTTAGGTTTTTTTTATGCAGATGGATATATAACCAAACAAGGTGGTTTTGGATGTGGAATTTCTTTAAAAGATAAAGGACATCTTGAAAAATTTTTACAGGCAATAAAAATTTCTTCTTTAGATTGTTTAGAAAATAGAGAGGAAACTAATTCTTATAGATTTACGCTTTTTCATAAAGATTTTTACAATGATTTATTAAATCTTGGTTTTACTAATACAAAATCTTATGATAATACTGATTTAATTTTTAAATTAATTCCAGATTCTTTTAAAAAAGATTTTTTAAGAGGTTTTTGGGACGGAGATGGATATATTACTGTTACTGGAGAAAATAAGAATCAAACAGGTATTGTTTCTAATAATGAGATTCTATTAAAATCAATAGCAGAATATATTAATTCTATTTTTGGAAAAAATTTTGTAAAAGTAAATAATTTTGATGGTTATTTCAGAATTAGAACAAGTTGTGTAAAAGCATATAATTTATGTAAATATCTATATGAAAACAGTAGTATTTATTTAGATAGAAAATATAATAATTTTTTAAACTTAAATAAGCCTGTAAGTAAAACAAAAAAATATAAATATATTAAAAAACTCCCTTCTGATAGATATTATATTTATATTCCTCATAATAAAAAATCAGAAACAATTGGAACTTTCGATACAGTAAAAGAAGCTATAGAAGCATTTAATAAAAAAGCAATAGAATATAAAGTTCCATGCCAAGAGTATATCAATGAAAAGTTGGAGGTTGAATAATTTATGAAAAGTATTAGTTTGTTAGCAAAATGGTTAAAAAGCGAAAATGCTTCCAGTGAAGAAACGCGTTTCTTAGCAAAAAAAACACGTGATTACCTTAATATGACCAGCCGCGAATACAGAAAAACTCTTTCTGTTCTTCGTGAGCGTATCAATGTTCTTGAGCGTCTCATGAGTGCTGGTAGATGGGATGAAATCGAATTCGATAAGATTCCTTCTAAGGCTGGTCTTGTGTATCGCAATGCCTTCGCCCGCCGCGACATTCTTACTAAAAAGTATGAAGCTTTTGCCAAGAGTGAAAATACTAAGGTAAATGCAAATGCTTTGTATCCCTATGAGGTTGTTGAAAAGGCTATCTCACAGAGATACCTTGACCTTAATAGTACAGAAAGGGCAATGATTAATAAATATTGGTCATGCCTGCCTGACTATCTTAATGGTCAGGATTGCAGTATGATGTGCGTTGTAGATACTTCTGGTAGTATGCATGGAACGCCTATCGACATTGCAATCGGTCTTGGTATGTACTGTGCTGAAAGAATTGGCGGACCTTTCAAGAATCATTACATTAGTTTCAGTTCAAGACCTCAGTTAATTTCCATTGAAGGTATTGATTTTGTAGATAAGGTAGAACGAATTTACAGAACCAATCTTTGTGAGAATACTGACCTAGAGGCAGTATTTAATCTTCTTCTTGCTACAGCAAAGAAACCAGGAGTAAAGAAAAAAGACCTTCCTAAGAATGTGATTGTTATCTCCGATATGGAAATTGATGCAGGAACTGGTAACTGGTATTCAGGTTCTGGAAGATGGACTAAAGAAGGAGCTTCCACTGAGATGGAGAGAATCCGTAGAAAGTGGGCAGCAGAAGGTTATGAGCTTCCTCATCTTGTGTACTGGAACGTTAATGCACGAGAGTCACATATCCTTGATTCAGGACCGAATGTAACCTTTGTTAGTGGTGCATCACCGACAATCTTTAAATCCGTTTTGACTGGTAAGTCAGCTTGGGATGTAATGATTGATGTATTAGTCAATTCAGGTCGCTACGATTCAATTATGATTTAATTATAGGGGGCAAATGCCCCCTATATTATTAATAGGAGAAAATATTATATGCCACCTTTAAAAAATTTAATAGGACAAAAATTTGATATGCTAACTGTAATTGATATTACTGATAAAAGACAACAAGGTTCGGTTGTATGGGAATGTCAATGTGATTGTGGAAATATTTGTGAAAGGTCTGGAACAGTATTACATAGAAAAGGACATCATTCTTGTGGTTGTTGGAATCGAAAACAAGTTACAAACTTAAAGAAAAAAGATTTATCAGGCGAACGGTTTGGAAAATTAATAGCATTAGAAGCAACTGAAAAAAGAGCTTCTGGAGGATGTGTAGTATGGAAGTGTGAATGCGATTGCGGCAATATTGTTTATATTCCTTCTAATTCTTTAACAACAAGAAACACTCAAAGTTGCGGGTGTATTAATTATTCAATTGGTGAAAAAAATATTGATTAGATTCTAACTAAAAATCACATTTTATTTACATCCCAATATACTGAAAAATCTTTAAATAAAAAGAAATTTGATTTTGCGATTTTTAATGATAAAAATCAAGCTATTAGATTAATAGAATTTGATGGTATTCAACATTTTAATGGAACACGAGGTATGTGGAATTCTTAGGAAACAGCAGAAAATATTCAAGCGAGAGATCAAGAAAAAAATGAGTGGGCGGCCGCCCATAATATTCCTTTAGTTCGTATTCCATATTGGGAAAGAGATAATATTACATTAGATATGCTATTAGGAGATCAATATCTTGTAAAAGGAAGTGCATAAATTTCATATAAAGGATGTGCAAAATTTGCACATCCTTCTTTTTTTATATATGCAAAAATTTCTTAGAACCTGCTAAAAGAAGAAAGTAATGGCTCGGCGCGTAGACACTCGTATTTTGAAAACAAAAATGGGTTTAGGATTTTTCTTTTTAGATTTTTATAAAATTAATCTTGGTCAAAAATAAATAACTAACCTTATAAATTTTTAATATATAATTGTAAGAGAAATCTTAACGACAGGGAGGGTTCCACATGATAGCGTTACTTTAGCATTATTCTTTATCTGATATTCTTATGTTTACAGTTTTTTTAGCATTAGCAGTAAAAAGCTTAATTTCTTTTTTTGATTGGACATATGTATATATAAAAAGGGTTTTTAATATACAACATTCTAAAATTAATTAGAAATAGGAGCTTGAACGCCGCCTTCAAAAAGGAAGTTAGGTAATGAGCGAGTTAAAAAATAGTCAACAAACAACAGATGAAATATTAAAAAATTTATCTGCAAAAATAGATTTATTAATTAATTCAGATAAAGATGATATAAAATCATACATAACAAGAGAACATCATTATTTCTGCTATAAACTTGGATATATTGATGATTTTAGTCTTGATTGTATTGAAAAAAGATTTAAACACTATTCTGATGAGGGCGGTAATTCTTTTATAGAAAATTTTATGAAAGATTTAAGAGCTTTACCTATTCAGTCGCCTAAAGAAGAATAAGTTTATTAGAGAAAAAAGGAGATTAAGGATATGAGCATTACTTCTAATTTATATCCGCCTTTAGTTAGTGACACATTACCAAGTTTTATTAGAACAAAAACTTGCAGAATTCATTTTTCTCTTTCTAATTATAATTCTGCAGCAGATATAAAAAATGTTCAAGTTTCTTTAATTAATCAAAAAACAAATCAATCTGCTTTTAATTCTACAAATTACCCATCTGGAATAAAAATTGCTTCAATGGTATATGATTCTACCGCACAAGATGATTATAATTATTATATTGAAATACCAACTAGCGATTTAGCTGAGGGCGTTTTTGGATTAAATGAATTTTATAAAGTCCAATTGCGATTCACCTCAACTTCAGCACCAAATCCGCCTAGTTCTGGAAAGGGATTAGCAACGTGGTTATATGATAATATGAAATTTTTTTCAGAATGGTCAAGAGTTTGTTTAATTAAAGGAATCGAACAACCAATTGTTACTATTAGGGGTTTTGATAACACTGAAGAAAATCAAGAAACGATATTAACAAATTCAGTTATAGATTTAATAGGATAGTTATATTATGCAAATAATGTATAGGAAAAAGAATATTTAAAAAGTTATAATGTAAAACTTTATCAAAATAATGATTTTGATAATATTCTTTTTGATAGCGGATAGATATATACTAATCAATATAATCCTAATGAAATAAATTGTGAATTAGGATATGATTTATTGGATAGTATTAATTATACATTATCTTTTACTTATACAACAAATAATTTATATACTGAAACTAAAAATTATAATTTTACTGTTATTGAACAAGGTGTTGATAAATTAAATGCAACAATTACCGCAACACCAGATGAAGAAAATGGTAGAATTAAAATTGATATTATTACAACAGATCATTAGAAATTCATTGGTAATTTAACAATTAGACGTACTTCTTCTAAATCAAATTTTCATAGATGGGAAGACATAAAAACAATTACATATCAAACTGGAGAAGAATTAAATTATTCATGGTATGATATTACAATTGAAAGCGGGGTTTGGTATAAATATTGCGCCCAACGTCGCAATGCCCGCGGAGATAGGGGAATTATTATTCAAATTGATAATCCAATTATATGTGTATTAGATGATATATATTTAACAAAAAATGATTGTCAATTAAAAATAAAACTTAATCCATCTTTAAATGAGTTTAAATATAACGTTACTGAATCTCAACAGGTGACAATAGGTTCACAATATCCATATATAAAAAGAAATGGAAATAATTACTTTAGAAGCTTTCCTATTGGTGGTTTAATTAGTTCATTTATAGATACAACAGACTGGTATGATCCACATTTTTACGATGGAGAATTTCACTATGATGAAAATGAAATAAAAGCTTTTACATCAAAAGATGAAATATATGGAGATTCTAAAAAGTTATATAATGAATATAATAACAATCATAATATAACCTAGTATAATGATTATATTTATGAAAGAGAATTTAGAAAAAAGGTATATGATTTTCTTTATAAGCATGACGTAAAACTTTTCCGTTCTACAACAGAAGGAAATATATTAGTTAAATTAATGAATATTGACTTTCAACCTGTTGAATCTTTAGGGCGAATGTTATATTCATTTACTGCAACCGCAATTGAAGTTGATGAAGCCAATATTAAAAATTATCAAAAGTATGGTATCCAAAATGTTGGAGAATATCAAAGTTATGTTACATATGAACATGAAGTATTAGGTCAAATTCAAGGTACATATGATGCGGATGATGGAAATATATTAACCAATATTATTGCTCAAAAATATGCTAGTCAAGCAAATACAGGTTTTATAAATTAGGTTAATTCTTTAAAATGGTTAAAATTAGAAATTGATTCTGACCCTTATTTGATTATTGAATAGTCTAATGGTAGTTTAGTAAAAGCAACCTCTGAATCAGATATTGATGTTACAAAAGCTACTGCTGGATATATTGTAGAAATTAATGGTGTAGAAATAATTGTACATCCAAAGATTATTAGAAGAACAGAAAATGCGGTTGACGGGACTGGTCCCATCACCACAACATATATTGGTTATCTTGAATTAAAAGAATCAAATACTTAGATTTCTTCATTAAAATTTAAATATCCGACAACTGTTTCTTTTAACTATATAGCTAACTTAAAAGAGATAGAAGATACTTCTAAACTTGCAAGTAGAATTTATTATACTCAAAAACCAGGTCAGCTATATGGAACATTTGAACCAAAAGATTCTTTAATAAGAAAAATCTATAATAAATATCTATTAAAATATAAAAAATATTATCAAAGATTATTAGATATAACATAGATATAGGCAGAAGGAGATCCTGGTACTGTTATTTATGTACAAGACTCTTTAGATTCATAGCCAAGTAGACATGTGTTATAGAATGGATATTTGCAATTAAAATAGGACGATGTTTTTATAGAAGGTTTATATTTTTGTGGAAAACATTTAACAGAATGTACAGATCCGCTATAGATTTCAACAGTTAATGGTATAACAGAATTTATACCGCAAGAAGGGGTATATGATAAAATTAGTGATATTCAAAATCCAGTTAATGGAGGACTTTATCAAATAAAAACTTATGGCATTAAATCTGAATTAACTTTTGAAAATCATAGAATTCTATTAGTAACAGACGATTTAACTGAAAAGGTAGAAGTAACTCCTGATAATTTATATACTTTATTACTTGATACAATAGAAAATGATGAAACTTTACAATTTGTATATTACTATGGCTGTTGGTATATTTTAAATAAGGCATTAGAAAAAACAAAGCTATTAAAAGGAGATCTCCGCCACATTAGAGATGATGAATATATTGAAACTAATGAAAGATATGATGATTTTTCTGAAATTGAAAATCCAATTCAAAATGGTGTGTATTGGATTTCTTCATATGTTATAACAAATCCTGTTTAGTATAATAAATATATGGATTTATTAACAGTAAGAGAAGAAGATGTCATTCAAAAAGCAGACCAAAACTTTGCCTTATTATTAGAGCGATTATATGAAAAATCTATAAGTAGATATATTTATTATCATAATAAATGGTATAATTTCACTCCAGATAATGATGTACTTTGCCCTGTTGATGGCATTGTTAATTATTGTTGCGAAATTGTGAAAGGAGTGTATTAAATATGACTCATAATTTTCCATATTTAAAAGACGTTAATTTTTTAAACAGTTTTGATAAGACTAAATTAAAATAGCAATTTGTAAAATTAATTGTACTAAGCTTTAATGAAATGCCAATAGCAGAAATTCAAGGAAAAGTAATAAGCGGGAATCTTTCTTTAGACGGGTCCTCCGCAATGAGAAGAACTGCTAATATATCTTTAGTTGCTGATGAGTATGAAAATGATTTAACAGATACAAAACATTTATTATCAATTAATAAAAAGATTGAAGTATTAATTGGTTTTACTAATACAACAGGGGAGTATACAGATTTTCCTGTACTATGGTTCCCTCAAGGAACTTATGTTATTATTACGCCTAACATTTCACATGGAATGAATGGTATAAATATATCCTTAACTCTACATGATAAAATGGCTTTATTAAATGGTGAATGTGGCGGGACCCTTCCCGCCTCCATCATTTTTCATTAGGTTGAAGATATAGATGAAAATGGATAGATTTATATAAGACAACCTACTATTTATCAAATAATTCAAGAGTTGGTTAATCACTTTGGCGGTTAGCAGCTTAGAAAAATTATTATTAGTGATATAGATGATAAAATCAAAAAAGTAATGAAATGGACTGGTTCCACCCCATTATATTTATATCAGAGTTTATAGGATGGACAGTTACAAAATCATTTTAGCACCAATTATAGTGAAGCTCAAAGAGGTTCTGGAATTATTCAAGAATTTGAATATGGAGAAGATGTTGGATATATTTTAACAGATTTTGTATATCCTGGAGAGTTAGTTAGTAATGCTGGCGATACTATTGTTACTATATTAGATAAAATTAAAAATATGCTTGGTAACTATGAATATTTTTATGATGTTGATGGTAACTTTAGATTTCAATAGATAAAAAATTATTTAAATACTTCTTATTCTACTTTTAAAATTAATGAAATATAGGCAAGTAATTACTTAGTTGATTATTCTGGTGGTAAATCTGTATATACTTTTACAGATGCAGATATAATTACCACATTTTCAAATTCTCCGCAATATCAACAAATAAAAAATGATTTTATCATTTGGGGAAAAAGACAGACAATAGAAGGAAAAGAAGTACCAATTAGATATCATTTAGCTATTGATACAAAACCGCCTATTGGAAATGAATATAAAGTTTTCTTTTTTGTAGACCCAGATGATGGAATTACAAAAGCAAAAAAACCTGTTGAATTTGCTGATAGAAATAGTTTTCCTGAAAAAGGAGAAGTTGGAAATTATTATCTTGCGGCAGATACTAGTTTTATCTATAAATGGGCACCAGATGTTCAAACATATGAGAAAACTTCTTATACTATTGAAACTGTAACTGCAACTGATTATAGAACTGAATTATATATGGCGGGTGTCGCTAGCTAGCCTTTTGGATTGGATAGTAATTACTACTATACTGAATTAAAGAATTAGTGGCCTAAGTTATATAATATGAGAGGTTCCAATCCAGGATTTTTTAAAGAGAATTTATAGCAACCAAATAACATAGATTTCTTTTTAGATTTTATTGATACAACTTCTTCTTTAGCCTAGTTTAGTGTTAGTAATATTGGAAGAAGAACTGCGGTTTTAGTTGATGATATGGTTAATTGTATTTTTGAGCCAGATAATCCAGATATTGTAATTATTTAGGCGGGAACCGCAGAAACAAGTAAAATTAGAGAAGAATGTGAAAATAGAAAACAAGAATATGTACAAGTTAAAACTGAATTATATTCTTTATTATCTAATGGTGGTTCATTAAGATCCGCATATGAATAGATGAGAAAAGAATTATATCAATATACAAATTATAATGAACAGGTTTCTTTAACTATGTTACCTATTTACTATCTTGAACCAAATATTAGAATTACCATTCGAGATATAGAAAGTGGTATATATGGAGATTATATGATAAAATCATTTTCTCTCTCATTAGATGTTAATGGAACAATGTCATTATCTTGTACAAGAGCATTAGAAAGAATTTAATTAGGAGATAAAGGAGGTTAGTTATGTATCAATTTGGACAATTTAGAAGTTCTCAAACTGATGCCTACTCTGTTTCTCTTGAAATGGATATGGGAAGAGAACCAACTAATAGGTCTTCTTCGCAAGATGTTATTTTTTATAACATTTGTGGAAATTTATCTGGAAATAACATTGTAAATAATCAAAATTCTTATTATTTACAATTTGAAGTAAAAGAAAGAATGGATTCTGAACAAAAATTTTATTTAAAATTAAGAAATAATACTGAGACAGAAGATAATGAACAATTAATAGAAGAATTTACTGTTCCTGCGGGTAATGGGACAAGATATTTTGAAGTAACCTTTACCCCAAATGCAACATATAATCAAATTCTTTGGGAATTATAGAGAACTGCTTTAGATTATCAATTAGATTATGGTAGATTAATGAATATTACTATAAAAAATTATACTAGATTAATAAATATTATATCTACTTTAAAACAAACTTATTCTAATATGACATATTTAACAAAAATTGGTATTCAAGGTCCGCCTTCTTTATTAATGTGCATCAATGGTGAACAAATAAGGATTGGAAAAAGTGGTATTTATGAAATAAATAATGATATAATTAAAATTACATCTATTAGTTTTGTTCCTAAACAAGCTACTCTTACTTCAAATGAAGTAGATTATTTCATAATGGACTTTGAATATAACTAAGGAGGAAAAATAATGTATTCTTTTTATGGCGGGCAACCAGGCAGTTCTTTTATAATTATTACAACATATAGAAGTATTGCTGATATGATTGCTAAATTTAAATTAGGATCAGAATATACCGCTGTTCATTTTGATTAGCATGTCATGATTAATACTGTTAATAAAAATGACCCAGATAATGGTAAAATATATAGACGCGGTTATGATTTTAATAATGATATGGGCGGAGCTGAGTTTGTAGGTACTATCGTTGGTCCAGCTGGTCATGCACCGATGATATAGTTAGCAACAATAGCAGAAGTTAGAAGAAAAGCCGCAGAAGAAGGGTATGAGGAAAGACGTTCATCTGGTAGTTATTCTGTAACTGGAGCTAATTTAGTTCCTGGCAAAACAACAGATAATACTTTTAATGATGCTATTACATGGGAATGTTGTTCTATAAGAAATGAAAATGATGAAGATACTACTGCATATATAGGTTTTACTTTTCCATACACTGTTATTGATGTGGAAGCTAGTACTGTATAGCCATATATTGGCGGTAGATATGCAGATGTAAGCGGCGCTTACCGCAATGATGATTATATGCATCCATTTTATGAAAAATGGCATTTAGATATTCCAAAAGGTGTTAAAGGTGATGCTTTTAAGAATTTAAAAGTACAAATAGCTGATATGACTATTGAACCATATAATGGACAAGCTGAGGATATTAATAATCAAGAGCAAGTAATAGTATATGAATACTATAATTATGAAGATTATAAAAATGGTAATCCTAAAAAATATTATTTGGGTGATTATAATGTGATCAAAGATATTTCAATAGCACAAGATGGTACTATTACAATTAGTTATAATCATAATGGAAATAAGACTTTTACTAAGATAATGAAATGGATTACTTCTTTATCTCTTGCTGCGGATGGTACATTAACTATTAATTATAATACTGGTGAAAGTCAGTCTATAACAAACAATAAAATTAAATGGATTAATAATATATCAACCGCAGATGGACGTACTTTAATATTTACATATAATGATAATACTACTAATTCTATTGGATTAACATTACCTAATAATGTAAGTATTAATACAGGTAATATTGAAGGAGAAGGAAATCAAAAGGTAAAAGTAACATGGACAAATGGCAACACTCAAGATATAGGTAATCCTATTAACTATATTATGGAGGCGGCTGTTGATGATAATTAGCACCTCTTAGTGAGATATTCTGATCCAGTAAGACGAGAATAGCTTGATACAGTAACTTGGAAAAATAAAACTGGATGGACTAATATTGGAAGTTTAAAAGTGCCTTATGTATATACAGATCCATCTGCTATTGGTTTACAATGGTCTGGTTTAGGTATTCTAACAAATTCAGATGAAACTGAATATATGAATATCACTTTTACAATGCCATTAACTCAATTTATAGATTCTAATATTAATTCTATTGAAGTATCAGATGGCAAATTATATGTAAAATCTTAGGATGGCACTCATGATTTAACAGGTGTTACTCTTGATTCTACAAATACTGTGGTTACTAAAACATTATCTGGTTTAAAATTTTAGATACAAACAACATTTACAAATTTGCAAATTGCAACTATAGAAATAGTGTCTGTTTTAGTTAATGGACTAGATTTAGAATTTACAAGACCGACTCCATGACAAGGAGGATTGAGATATGACTAATGGTTTTTTTGGAATGATAGAAGGTCCATTTGCCGCAAATGAAGAAATTTTTACAAAGATTCAAGAACAGTGTAAGTATCCTATAAAATATATTAATAAAATAGGAATTGTATATACTGGGAGTCTTGGTTCTATAAAATTTCCTGGGATTTCTGTGATTTTAAATAATATTTAGTTTCAAGTTGGACAAACTAGAATATTAGAATTAGAGGATGTAGAAATTACATCTATTAAATTTAAAGATGATATTGGCGATAAAGCTTATATTGATTATCAATATATTAAAAAATAAAAAAAAATAAGGGGATAGATATTTTTATATCTATCCCCTTTTTTTATTAGAATTAAAGTAAATGAAACAACGGAGGATACCCCGCTTTCTTTAATTAATGGCGTTTCCTGTAATGTTTGTTGTTAAAATACATTTAACCGTACTTATAAGCTAAAGTGTCAGAGTCAGGAAAAACGCAGATATGACTTTCGATTTCCTGAATAAAGCATTTTGCTATTTTCTGCATACCCCTATTGTTTGGATGAACTCGGTCTGAAATATAAATCGTTCTGTTCAGTGTTGTAATTCCACTTAACCGATAAACATCAATAAAGTCGGTTGAAAGGTATTTTGACTGTTTTTGTACCTCTTCAGCAATATCAAACGTTTCTAAACCATTAGATCCGACGTACTGCTCTATCTGATTTGATACTGTGTTTGAATTTCCTCTTCCACCAATCGGGGAGCACATAACTATTTTTGCTTTTGGCGCTCTTGCTCGCAATTTCATAATTGTTGACAATATTCCGCCAATTAAAGATCTGACGTTGTAATCCCCACCAGTGTACTCTGTTGATTCAATCCATGCGGTATCAGGCGAATTAATAATTATTGATCTATCTCCGGATTGAGCGTCAATGTCATTAGTACCACCCATAACAAATATGATGTCGCAATCTGTTGGAACTGTTTCTTCGATTCTATTCCAAGCGCATAAAGAAACTCTTTCACCACTACCTGAACTATGCGTCGCATTTAGAGGTAAAGATTCACCAAGCGTATGCCCGCTCAGATCGTAAAAATAATTGTCATTCCAGACAAAGCCGGTTCCTCCAATACCAACAGATATTGCATTATTCAGATTGAAATATTTAGCGACGATTCCTTGCCAGCTGTTCGTATTAAAATCGTTCCCCATGGCGACAATCGAATCTCCGTAGAAACAGATTTTTGCATCCGAAAAACTTTGGATATAATCTTTTAATTTTGTGAATTTAAAGTTATCATTTCTAGTACCTACTGTCAGAATACAATAGCAATCTTCTGGAATATGCACTATAAATTCATTTCCATTCGACAAAACGATCTGTCCGGTTGCTAACAGACTGTCATTCAGAAGTAATAAATATCCTCCGCCACCAGTTATTTTTCCGATATAGTAATATCCTGCGTCAAGCGCAAAGTAATTCGTATAGTTATACGCACTTACTTGTGCAAAATCAATCCCACCAGGCTTTGATGCATCATATAAGCAAGCATGACCTGATTGAAACACAGAATCAAAGAAAGATAAAAATCTATATTTTTCTGGTTTCGGAACAGGAACGACACCCTGAATAAAACATGCCGTTCCTATCATACTTGTCGCAATTGAAATCCGAGCATATCCGTCGTTAGCGACTTGGATATACCCTCCGTTTCCGGTAATAGTTGTTACACTGAGTATGTTTTTACTATCGTTGAATAATGCAACATATCCGCCAGACGAGAGTATTCCACTCGGATTGTATAAATAATAGTATCCGGTCTTAACTGGTATATAACTTGAAAGAGAATAACCTGTAATTTGTTTTATTCCAGTTGTGTCATAAATCATACGATTGTTATCAAACAGAGCATCAGCCAGAATATTTTGGCGTATTACTATTCTATTAGAGCAAAGCATGGCTGAGATATCAGCTTTTGTAGAATTAACAATTTCATTACTTACTGCATCCTTTAACGCAGTATCATTTGTTCTAATAGCATCTCCTAAAGTGGAATAGGTAACGCCATCAGCACCAATTCTTGCGTTCTAAATCTCTGCGGCTGACGGTGCTTCTCCGGAAGGTGCTATAATCTGATTGATCTGAGACTGTAACGACGCATCTGTTGTTGCTCTCGTTGATGCTTCAGAATTGATAGCAGCCTGAAGGTTATTAATAGCTGTCTGCCTCGCACTAGTCTCAGACGCAATAGCCGTATTTCTAGCGCTTGCTTCAGCAGCGATAGCACTATTTCTATTAGTAACTTCACTTGCAATAGCAGAATTAATAGCATTATTTCTTGCAGTGACCTCTGAATTCATAGCAGCTTGTCTAGCAGCTACTTCACTAGTAATTTGTCCAGATAATAAATTATCGCCGTTAATTCTAGATGTAGTCTCTGAACTTAAGTCTGTTCTAATGGCGGTGTCCGCATTTGACCTAGTACCAGTCTAAGTCTGTAAATTAGCGGCGACCGCCGCAATCGCATCCTATAAATCTTCATATTCGCCATCCAGTCTAGCTTTTAAGTTGCGGTATTGTGTGTCATCAGCCCCCACCCGCGCATTTTCAACTTCATCTAATGAAAAGGTATCAAGCTGATGTTGGATAGATCCTTTAGTAGTATACTTAACCTATCCTAATATATCTGTCAAAGAGACGGTAGAACCTTCTGTCCAAACAACATTATCTGCTAATACTTGAACAGGTATGTCATCTGAATAAGTACCGTCATTTTGTTTTATACGAATACTTGTTAATTTATTCATTATTTAGTTTTTCCTTTCTATTAGAGCAGATAAGCCACTCTAATTATTTCATTTATTGTAAAGAATATGGAGGTGGGTTGAGGTAGCCTGCTACCTCAACCGCTTTTTAAGTCTATCAACAATTGCTGCCATTTTGATTACCTCCAGTTAATTTTTAAATTACATATCCCAACCAGATATTGTCACTGGAAGCGGATTATGATTTATAACATCTAATGCTGCGGTTGTACCAGGGAATCACCGCATACTCCGTCCCGGTCTGATCACCGGCCTTGCCGTTTTTGTATCTGCCGTTCTCGTCATGTCCAGAATTTGCTATCATATTCCCTCCTGTCAAGAAATCGCAAATGGTCGCCCGTTCCCTTCATCGGTTATTTACAAATAATCGAAACATATAGTGCAGGTGATACGTTAGTCACGGGATCAGGCGTCCAGATGAAACCTGTTATTTGATTTTTAAAAACTGATGCAATGTTCACGGAAACCAAACTACCATTCAAAAATGGTGTTAGGTTGACAGACAGAACTTGGTTAGGCACTAAATTATTCAGTGACATGCTGAAATTATAAAACCACGAATATGACCCAAAAGGAGTGTTGATATCGACTTTGGGAAACGTCACTGCACCATAGATCATGTATGTTCCATTTCCCAATGCAATTCTTGTTAAGCCACCACTTGTTTTAGGAGTATCGAGCCCCTGTACAACGTGAGTCTCTGTGCTTCCGTTGTTATTGTTTTTATAAATCAAAACAGCACCTGAAACTGCACCCTGAATAGTAAACCTCTGATGCCATTCTGTAATAGTTCCGCTTGAATTCATATTTGATTCAAAAGCAGCATCTATTATCAACCATTCGCCGCTATAAAAAACACCAGATGGAAGTCCTGTAATAATACTTTGCGAAGTAGTAAAATATCTTCCACTTAACGTTGTAGTGCTTAACGTAATGGGTGGACAACTATGATAGTCTTCCTGTTCTACACTCACCCACACATTACTGCGGTCTGCACTGAACGTGTATGTAACATGCGGGCAGAAAAGCCCATTATCCCACAATGTTACTGCAATATACCCACTATATGTATGCATGATCCTGCAATGCATATCAGTTGCAGACACAAGGTTTGATACTATAAAATCTTCGTGTGCATATGTCACGGATTTCGCCGCTATCTGGTCAGCGATTGCCTTGGCAACAGTGTAATTACCGGATATAAAATCTTTTATGTTGCCAAGTGTATGAGCTGACGGTGTGACATTAGCGCCGATAAACATCCACTTGCAATATGGGAACTGCGTTTCAGCCTGATTCCAGTCATATTGGATAGACCTCTTGACCCATGCGTACATGAGTTGATAGCCTGCCGCATTAGGATGCAGTAAATCATAAAAATACTTGCTTCTGACAGCCGTGTCATTATACGCCGGGAAAATAGAATCCATATCAATCACACGGCAGTTATGCATCTGTGCGCTGTACCGTAAGTTTTTATAAAACTCCGTATACTGTGATGTGTTCACCGGGTATGTCGGTTCAGATATCCAGAAAATTTCAGCGTTCGGGTAACTGGTTTCCAACTTGTAAAGCAGAGTGTGAACCGCCGCCATAGATGTTGACCAGTCATTCGTGGGCAGTGTTCCAAACTGATCGTAAGGAAATCCGATTACATTCCCGCCGTGGTCGGTCTGTACGCCAAGATCATTGGCACCGACACAGATAAAGATCAGGTCAAACGTCCCGGAAAGGGAATTAAACTGCGTCTGTACATTTGGAAGATAAGTTGTAGTGACTAAGGTCGCAGTATCTGTTGCCTTGTTCACATAGGTGTTGTCAGAATATTCCTGCTCCATGTTCCACAGAATGCCGTGGCCATCTGCACCATATCCCCTTCCAATGGAATCACCAAGCATCAGAACCCTCATACCCCCGGCACGAAGTCTTTGGATCAGACCATTTTCAAGACCCTTCACAGCATTGACATTGTTTTGGACTGCCGTGATGCTGTTCGCCAGTGCGGTATCGGCACTCGTTCTTGCTGAAACTTCGGAATTAATGCTGGTCTGAAGAGTAGTAACTGCATTCTGTCTAGCAGTAGCTTCTGTAATATCCGCAGCATGTCTAGCAGAAACTTCAGCGTCTATATCTTCCTGCAACGCTAACTCAATCGCATCTCCTTTACTCTATAATATATTATATTCAGTATCTAATCTTTCTTTTAATGTACTATATTCAGTACCATCAGCACCCTCTCTGGCATCAGCAATTTCACTGTTATGAGTAATATATTCAACAGCATTATCAACTTTTTGATCTAATGCATTAACGCTAGCTTGCGTTGCTCTAGTATTTTTTAAATTATTAATTTGATCTTGTATAGACTCTGATGTATCAACCTATCCTAGTATATCTACTAGACTTAAGGTGCTATTCCAATCAACGTTCTCTGCTAAAACACTAACAGGAATCGCCGCACCATAAGTACCATCAGATTGTCTTATTTTTATAGCATATAATTTATCCATTAAAAAGAAAATCTCCTTTCCTTTTCTTATTTTCATCTTTATATAAAACAAAAAAGGCTATTAATTATTAAAAATTAATAGCCTTTCATAATTTTAAATATTGCCTAATTTTGTAAAAATTTTGTTTGTTATATAAACAATTTCTTCCCCATAAGTAGAAATTAAATCTGCAATTAATTCTTCCTGCTCAAGAGAAAGATTAACATTATAAGAGAACATCGCGGCATGTGTAATTTCATGACACAAAACTTTCTTCAATAATTTTCCTTGAAGATTCTAATTAATATAAATTGTCCTAGTTAAATTATCACATGCTCCTATTGAATATTCTCCATTTAGCCTTTGTAGCAAAGGAAAATCCGGTGCTACAAAGGTTAACTTCCAATATACATTATTAATTAAAAACATTAGGCTATTTTACTAGCAAGTGTAGTCATCTTCTGATGAAGAGTAGCTCTTTCTTCAGGAGATGCATCCTTAATCATTTCTGTTATGTCTGTAGAGAGTTCTTGTAAATATGCTTCTAACTCACGAAGTTGTGAATTAGGATCGTTATGCATTTCTTTTCCTTCCATATACATGCGGCGTCTCATAGGACTTCTCCCTTCGCGGGGATCACGCCACATATCGCCAGGCATCTCGGTATAATAATTTACACCACCGCGGTTTCCGCCTCCAGAACTCTGGCCTCTGCCGCCAGTAGTATAATACATATAACCGCCATCCCTCTCCATATCTCTATATGGATCAGTATACATCATTCTATTATAGGTCGTTGGAGTAGTATAATAATTTATATTAGTTTCACCCTTATCTTCACTACTTTTTTCCATTGACTCAGTAATAGTGCAATAATAAATAGCTTCTGATAAATCTTTAATCATATCAACCGCTTCGCCAAGTTCATGAGCATCAGCTTTTGATATATCTCCAAGTTGTCCTTGAACACAACTTGTTATTTGTTCCTTCATCATTTTTAAAGTTTCTATTGCCATAATTCCTTATCCTCCTTAAGCTATTCTATTAACTGATAATTCAGCATTACGTCTAACTTGAATAGACGGAGTAGGCGTGGTAGCTGCATCATCTTCAGTACCATCTACATATGTAGCTGATACAGTTACACAACATCCGCAAGGAACCGTAACAAAAGCTGTAGTATTAACATGCCAATATTCTCCCACAGCCGCAGGTGTTATTATAGCAACACTCTCTGGAATTACTGCTCCATTAAGAGTAATACCAACTGCAATTGGAGTCACAGCTCCGCCTGTAGGAATTTGAATATTTCCCTGAAGAGTAACTTCATATCTTGCAAAACGATTGGAGGTATTGCCATTTAAGTTAAGAATCCCAGGAACAAGGGGAATAACATTCCCCTTATTGCATGGAATAGAAACGCTGTTAAATGGAATAGTTCCATTTAATGCTACTAATGTATCTGTCGTTGTTACATAACTAGCCATAAGCGCCCTCCTTATCAGTTATAAAATGCGTTATTTCCGCATCCACAACCGCCATTGTTGCAAGTAAAGATTGGAGTTCTACCATAAACAGGGGTAGAAGGAACTGGGCAAGTATTTAAACGATTGTAGAGTTGATCAACTTCATTAGTAAATCCTTGTTGAATGAAAGCATTCTGTGCAACTTGAGAAGCTGCAAGGTCTTTCATAGCTATCTCCTGACGAAGATTTGCAATAAGTTCATTCTTAGCATCAATCTTATCTTGGCAAAGCTGATCTTTAATAGACTGAATACCACCATTAATGGTATTAAGTAATGCCTGAGTATTAGCAACACCCTGTGCGGTTACATCTCTAAGAGCACCTTCAACCGCAGCTCTATCAGCACATCCTTCAGTAGCTACAGTATACTTTAAATCAGAGACTGCCGCACGATTTTCACAGCAACAATTCTGCTGATTCATAGCAATATTATTCAGTTGATTAGAAAGACTTGTTTGTAAACCAAATAACTGATTCATATTAGCAAACTGACGTCCATTTTCAGCGATTTCTGCTTGAGCAAAGCCGTTTGCAACGCCCGCAAAACCCGAGCAAAGTGCGCTATTAACACCAGCAAAACCACCTGCAATTGCTCCACTTATATCGCCAAGGTCACTCATAATAGCTTGCTGATCGAAACCATGTTGAATTCCATTAGTATTAAGTGCATATGGAACAGCACCGCCACCATTGCCACCATTAGCCCAGCCGCCATTGTTCCAACCGCCCATTAAAATTATAATGAACAGGAGAAGAACCCAAGCGCCGTCTCCGCCAAAACTACCAAAACCGCCATTGTTTCCATTACCAGTAGCTGCTGCAATATCTGCTAAAGAATAACCATTATTATTATTGAACATTATAAAATCTCCTCTTACTTTCCAAAAGATAGTGATATTTACAAGTTACATAAATTGATTCTTAAGATTTGCCAATTCCTTATCGAAATCTAATCCCCTCTGAGCAGCAAGGTTACGCGCTAATACTTCTAATCCAGACACGTTACCATTTTGAGCCATATTTATTGCATTATTGATAATAGGATTATTCTGACCTTGTTGTTGTAAAATATTCATTAAAAGTTGTTGTGGATTTTTCCCGCCCTTAATCATTTGAATTAATTGCATTGGATTTACATTCATAATAAATCTCCTTTAATTAAAATATTGGTGCTTTTGTTTCAGCATTATTTTGAACTTGCTATTGAGCGGGATGTATCGCCGCCGCCAATGTTTGAATCACTTTATTAAACTCTTCTTTTGTTACATATTCAGTAGAAGAATCATAAGGATTTTCATCTTTCACAAAAGCATAAGTCTTAAAGGCTGCTGTTCCATCATTATTAATTTGTTTAGTATAAATTTTGCCATTACCTATATCAGTAAATACCCAAAGGGAACCATCTAAATCAATCTGACAAGCTCTAGCTTCATCTCTTGATGAAACAGGTCTGCATTTGATATATTGACGAGATAACAATTCTTGAGAATTAATTCTTTGATTTCCCATATAATTATCATATGGAACATTATTACCCAATAACATGTTATTGTTCCCATAAGGGGATTGCATTTGCGGCTGTTGCCATTGAGGCTGCTGCAAATTCAGATTAGGATTATTGTAATTTGTCATTACGTTTCCTCCTGGTTGGTATACCAAAAAATTATTTTTAATAAATTACAACTAATATACGCGTATTGCAGAGATAATAATTTTATCCCTACATCTATATATTAAAAATACTAAAAATGAATTAATTAATCTTGACCTAAAAATTTTCATCTTGACAACTATAAAAATTTTTGTTACAATTGGCGTAGAAAAGGAGATGAGAATTATGAAAATTTTATCATTAGATTTATCAACTAAAAGTACAGGTTGGTGTATAGGCTAGAATGAATCTATTATATCACATGGATGTATAACCTCTAGTTCAAAAGATGTAATGAAACGTATTATAAAAATGAGAGATGAATTATCTAAAATAATTAAAGATAATAAAATATAGAAAATTATCATGTAGTAGGTACGGCTATAGCTTAGTTCACATACTAGTAAAATATTAATGTGGTTACAAGGAATTATAACAATGGCAACATATGAAATCAATTCAAAGATAGAATGGGATTTTATTGGTCCTTCTACATGGCGGGCAGCCCTTAAAATTAAACAAGGACCAGGTATAAAAAGAAATGACCTTAAATCGCAAGATATTTAGTATGTAAAAAATAAATATAATATTACAGTAAATGATGATGAAGCAGATGCTATATGCATATTTGATGCTTATAATGAAAAATTTAATAATGAGATAAATTGGGAATAAAAAAACAGGGATAGATTTTACTCTATCCCTGTTTCTTCTTTTTTCTATTCTTTCTCTTGTTGTAATTGCATATTAATATAATTAATATAACTATTTTCAACTTGAGTATTTATATCTTTAATTATATAATATTTAACAATTGGAGGTAATTCTTGTAAATTTAATATATCAATTATTTGTTGTTTTAATTTTTCAGCAGTTAATGAAATATTTTCCATTTTATTTTTCTCCTATTATATTAATTATACTCCTGGACCGCCTCCAGTATCATCAGAATATCCACCAGATGGATCAGGATCTCCAGTATTATCTCCTCCTCCACTGCCACCATCATCGTCATCATCACCAGTGTCAATATTCTCAATCGCTTCCCATAATCTATCTATCTGATATTTAATTGATGTCATTCCTGGTAATAAAATAAAATCATAAGCATAAGCTTGACCACCAGTATTAACTGCAAAAGCCATATCTTCTACATCATAACTATCACTTCCACACCAAAACCAAAAATCTCCCTAATCCGGTGCTGTAGATAAACCAATATCATTATCATAACTTCTAAGTGTAGTTCTACCATTCTAGTCATCTATTACAAAATCACCAAGACTAATTCTTGATTTAGAAACACTAAAGAAATGCTCAAAATATGAACTTCTAATATTAATATTAAAACTATCACCGTCATATCTTAAATAATTTCCAGAAGAAGATGTAAAATCTAATTTGCCATCTGCACCAAGAAAAGCTCCAGCTCCAGTACCAAAAGTAGTTTTATTTGTAGTATGTAAGGAATTAGTTTCAATAGTCCATCCGCCGATAGTACCTGCAGTAGCTTTTATATGACCATTTGAATATACTTTAAATAAATTATTAATATTAAATCTTAATGATTTATTATCCTATATATGATTTTCATTAGCATATAAAATACTTTTATTATCATTACTTGATAAAGAATCTGTATTAATTTTCCATCCAGCTATTGTAGAAGTCCCGCCTGGAACTAATTTTATTTGTCCTTCTCCTGGTCTGCCAAAAGTAGCATTACCAGTTTCTGCATCAAGATAAATACTAATAATACCTTGTGAAAAACCTAATAATCCATTATAAGTTGTTGCGGCTGAGTTATTTTGTTTAACAGCACCCATTACAACACCAGTAAAATTATTATTACTGTCTTTTACACCAGCACCCATTTGAGGAGCTAAAATATATCCACCTTCTTCATTTATCTGAACGCTATTACCGTCCCAAGCATTTAAACTAGCTAAACCATAACGATTCAAAAGAAAATGAATAGGAACGCTTAATCTACCAACAATAACACCATTTTGTGTATATACACATGTTACTGCATTATTAATACACTATCCATCATATTTAGAATTGGGTTTATATCTCCATTGATTTTTATTTAAACCATCTCTATATATGGCATTAGACAATAGAACTAGCAAATTAGAATTGACTAAATCACCAGCCCTATTTCTCTTTACATTACCACATAAACCTGGTGTATAACTAATTGTATGACTACCCGCAACTAATGAAACATCTTCCCAAATATTATTAATCTTTTCCTAACATATAAATTCAAAAGGATGAGAATTATCATATTGCGGGGATGTGCCATCTGGTGCATATATAACATATCTAAAACCAGTATAATCTTTTAAAGATACTCTAAAATTATTATTATATGTCCATGCTGTTGTAACTGGAATTGTTCCATAATATGTTTTACCTTCATATGTAATACTACATTTAATAGTATTAGCTAAAGGTGTGCTTAAAGCATTAGCTAAATG